CGCACAGTGGATCCTAGGCGACACTAGATCACGCTGTACGTTCACTTCTTTACTGACTCAGAGGAAGTGTGAACAACTCCAAAATGTCCGACAATATCCCATCGTTCCGCTGGGTGCAATCCCTTAGGAGGGGCTTGTCCAACTGGACCCATCCTGTGAAGGCTGATGTGCTGTCAGACACAAGAGCACTGTTGTCTGCTCTTGACTTTCACAAAGTTGCTCAAGTCCAAAGAATGGTGCGCAAAGATAAGAGGACTGATTCTGATCTGACCAAGCTGAGGGACATGAACAAAGAGGTTGATGCTCTGATGAATATGAGATCAGTCCAAAGAGATAATGTACTTAAAGTGGGAGGCTTAGCTAAAGAGGAGCTCATGGAGCTTGCATCTGATTTGGACAAGTTAAGGAAGAAAGTCACCAGAACCGAAGGCCTGTCTCAGCCTGGTGTCTATGAAGGCAATCTTACAAACACTCAGCTGGAGCAAAGGGCAGAGATTCTCCGCTCGATGGGGTTTGCTAATGCCAGACCCGCAGGTAACAGAGATGGTGTTGTGAAGGTCTGGGACATCAAGGATAACACACTATTGATTAATCAATTTGGATCAATGCCAGCCTTGACCATCGCCTGTATGACAGAGCAAGGGGGTGAGCAGCTTAATGATGTTGTCCAAGCACTGAGTGCACTTGGTTTGCTTTACACTGTCAAGTTCCCGAACATGACAGATCTGGAAAAGCTCACACAACAACACAGCGCCCTAAAAATCATCAGCCATGAGCCATCAGCCTTGAATATCTCTGGGTATAACCTTAGTCTGTCTGCAGCAGTCAAAGCAGCTGCTTGTATGATTGATGGTGGCAACATGCTTGAGACCATCCAAGTGAAGCCCTCTATGTTTAGCACCCTCATAAAAAGTCTACTGCAGATTAAGAACCGTGAGGGTATGTTTGTGAGTACTACACCCGGGCAAAGGAACCCTTATGAAAACCTGCTGTATAAAATCTGTCTCTCAGGGGATGGCTGGCCCTACATTGGCTCAAGATCCCAAGTTCAAGGGAGGGCTTGGGACAACACCACTGTGGATTTGGACTCAAAGCCAAGTGCTATCCAGCCACCAGTAAGAAACGGTGGATCACCAGATCTCAAACAAATCCCTAAGGAAAAAGAAGACACTGTTGTGTCCTCAATTCAGATGCTTGATCCAAGAGCCACTACGTGGATTGATATTGAGGGGACACCAAATGACCCGGTGGAAATGGCCATCTACCAACCTGATACAGGCAACTACATACACTGTTATAGGTTTCCCCATGATGAAAAATCCTTCAAAGAGCAGAGCAAGTATTCACATGGTCTCCTTTTAAAGGACTTGGCTGATGCTCAACCGGGTCTGATCTCCTCAATCATCAGACATTTGCCCCAGAACATGGTTTTCACTGCTCAAGGTTCAGATGATATAATCAGACTGTTCGAAATGCATGGAAGAAGAGATCTAAAAGTACTTGACGTGAAGCTCAGTGCAGAGCAGGCACGCACCTTTGAGGATGAGATCTGGGAGAGATACAACCAACTCTGCACCAAGCACAAGGGCTTAGTCATAAAGAAGAAGAAGAAAGGAGCTGTACAAACCACTGCAAACCCCCACTGTGCATTGCTTGACACCATCATGTTTGATGCAACAGTGACAGGCTGGGTCAGAGATCAGAAACCCATGAGATGTTTACCTATTGACACACTGTACAGGAACAACACAGACTTGATCAACCTCTGAGCTTAATCCTCGGAGGCCTCGACGTCACTCCCCTATTGGGGAGTGCCGTCGAGGCCCATGTCGGAAGCGGAGCTTATTTTCCCAACCTTACCCATTTGTAAGGTTTCTTTGGTATTTATAATACCCGCAGCTACACAGGGAGTTTCTTGTAATCCTGTGTGGTTTCGGGCAACCATCACCAATGATGTGCCTATGAGTAGGTATTCCAACTATGTGGAGAAATACTGTAATGGTGTAAAAAACCAAAGACCAGAAGCATATATCTGTCAGTGCCAAAGGGGTTTTTCCTTGTCTTTCCTCATACTCTTTCATCAGCATCTCATTGTATAGATTTTGGCTCTCCCACAACCAATCATTCTTGAAATGCGTTTCATTGAGGTACGAGCCATTGTGAACCAGCCAACACTGCGGTAAAGAATGCCTTCCTGTGATAGTGTCATTGATGTACCAAAATTTTGTGTAGTTGCAGTAAGGAATTTTAGCAAGTTGTTTGAGACTGTTTCTAATCACAAGTGAGTCAGAAATGAGTCCGTTGATGGTCTTTTTGAAAAGATTCAGTGAATTCTCAACATTGAGTTGCAAGGTTTTGATGGCATTTTGATTGAAATCAAATAACCTCATTGTGTCGCAAAATTCCTCGTTGTGATCTTTGTTGCATTTTGCCATTACAGTGTTGTCGAAACATTTTATTCCAGCCCAGATAATGGCCCACTGCTCTAGACAGTAGCCACCTGGGACATGTTGCCCAGAGGAATCACTCAAGTCCCAAGTGAAGAAGCCAAGAAGTTTCCTGCTAACAGAACTATAAGCAGTTCTTTGAAGAGCCATTCTTATTGTTGCCATTGGTGTGTATGTGCAATGATTTTCCCATGTGGTGTTCTGTATGATTAAGAAATTGTAATGTGTTCCACCCTCACAGTTTGTCAGTCTGCAAGTATCTCCACTGCAGTTGTTGAAGCACTTCCCAACCCATGCGATTTTAGGATCCCCGATGATTTGAGCGAGTGATGCAATAAGATGTCTGCCAACCTCACCTCCTCTGTCCCCAACTGTCAAGTTGTATTGGATTAACACCCCAGCACCTTCAACTGTCTTACATCTGGCACCTATATGACGAGTCACATGGAGCACATTGAAGTGTAGTTCATTGAGTAACCATTTCAATGTATGTCCTGCTTCCCTTGTCCTGTCACAATTGCTAATATTGCCATATCCAAGGCTCCCGATGTTGGAGAAGTTCCCACTAGTTTCATTAGCAATAGATGTGTTTGTCAAGGTCAGTTCAATTCCCCATGTCGTGTTGGATGGTCCTTTATAGTAATGGTGTGTGTTGTTCTTGCTGCATGATTGAGGCAGATTGTCAAACATTCGTGTGAGATTGAATTCAACATGGGTGAGATTGTGCCTTCTATCAATCATCATGCTGTCACAACTTCTGCCAGACAAAATGAGGAAGGTGACGAGCTGGAAAAGGCCACATCTCATCAGATTGACAAATCCTTTGACAATGCATAGAACTGAGACAATGATCAGAGCAACATTGAAGACCTCTTGCAGGACTTCAGGAATGGACTGGATCAAAGTCACAATTTGTCCCATCTTTGATCAAGAAATATGCGCGTCCAAGGTATGCCTAGGATCCCCGGTGCG